ATAGACACCGCAACCATCTGGTCAATGGCCGCCTGCTTCGTGGTATGGCAACCGATGACCTCACCGTCATCTTTCTCAACTGCCCAACCTGAACAGTTGGCATTGGAATCAGAAATGAAGTACGGCATTACGGCGTGATATGCAACCAAGTGACAGTATGACCAGATTTTGTTGATATTGCGTAGATGACGGTGTCAGCATAAATCGTCAACTCCACATCACCACTCTTAGGAATGCCGTGACCAGTTGACGTCGTGACAGCCTCACCGCCTACATACACCGTGTCCGTGTTGTCTTGATTCACAACGTGAATCACACCAGGCTGCGCCCGTGACGGATTGAGAACAGTCGCCACAGTTCCAACAGCTACTTGACCTTGATACACAGCCATGATTTACCTCAGAGCATCAACACTACTTGCAAGTCATCCTCTTCAGCAGAGAACGCAATCACACCAACAGCCGACGCCTGACAACCCACCACAATCGGCGCCACATACCCCTCAACAACTCGCACAGGTTCCACAACCATCTCAACAACATCAACAACAGACTCAACCTTCTTACGAGGCCGTTGACGTCGATACGGATACGGCTGACCGCCACCCTCCGACACAGGCTCAGGCTGAGGCTGAGGCGTCACCGTCCCAACAGCAACACCAACCAAACCACCCAAACCAGCAGACGCAGAACTAATCTCCGACGCAACACCAACCGCCGACGCATCAACACCACCCAACAAACCCTCACCAGAACCCACCACCGTCAACACACCAGAAGCACTCGACGACACACCACCCAACCCGCTCGACGCTGACGCCACCACCGTCACCACACCCGACGCCGAAGCCGTCAACCCACCAAGATCGGAAGAAGCGTCACCGAAATCCTCAATCGTCACATCACTCACATCGGCAAACAGTTCACCAAGTTCGGCTGATGCCACACCGGTGACAACTGGTGTCACCGTCCCGGTGGCTGTGGCTGCTATTGCACCGAGGGTGGCTGATGCTGTGGCAGTGGTGGTGAAGTTGGCGCCGTCTAGTTTGCCGTCACCGTCAAGCGTTGAGGTGTCAAGGACGAACGCTGGGGATGGGCCGCCGAGACCGACGTTCGCATCGTTGAGTTGCGACTGGTCAAGGTAGAACCGTGTGACCACGGGTGCCTACTTAGGAGGCGAGCGTCAACGAGACGTTCAGTGAACCTGATGAGATAGTGAAGGTGTCGCCTGCCGTATAGGCGTTTGCGGTGATCGTTCCTGAGAACAGGAAGTTTCCGGCTGAGACGTTGTCCCATGCGGTGAAGTGGGTGGCGTCTTGCGAGCCGGCGATGTTCGTCCAGGTGAGTGCGCTGTCAGATGCGAGCGCACCCGATGAAGCTGCCGAGAACGACGCTTCTTTGCGGGTCGTTTCCGTTGCCGCATTTGCTGTGCCGTTTGCGCCAGGGTCACCGACATGAAGTTTCACATACACGGCGGCCACAGCGAAAGTGTCATTGTTGCCCAATGCATCAAGCCACTGGTCTGCCAGATAGGAGCTGATTCCTGTTGCCATTACTGTTCAGGCCTTTCCGTGATGTGGAGGATTCGACCTTCTGCATCACGCTCAACTGTGCGAACAACGGTGCGCTGTTCCGGCACATTGACATTGACAACAGTTTCAGGAATGTTCACGACTGGTGCATCCACTCGAACCGATGGTGGTGTGACGTGGATGATTTGTTCTGGCATGTTCAAGTTCAATTCTCGTTTTGAGTTGACTTCGTATGCGGCCTGCGGATCAACGGGGCTCACGCTTGCGAGTGGCTGCAACTGTGTGGACGGTAGACCAGTGTGTTCAATGTTTGGCATATCAAGAGCCGCAAGCACACCAGCAGGGTCAAACCCAGCGAGCACAAGACGTTGCGCAATCAGTGACTTGCGGTCAAGATCGGCAAGGTTCGCAGCCGTGATGTCAATGTTTGTCAACGGAACCCGATACACATCGCCACCGTCAATGGGTGTCATGTCCTCGAATCGGCGCACATCGTTGACCGACAGATAGCCGTTGTTGAGTCCCGACTGATACGAGGCGTTGCGTGCTGAGATGTCGCCACGCAGAAGACCTGCGGTGGAGAATCGGATGAACGCACGACCAGCCAACAACACGCTGTATTCGGATTCAACCTTCGCCAAAATTGGGGTCAACGAATGAACAAGGAACGACAAGTTGTTCGCCTCAACCGACGCATACGACATCGCACCTGGTGTCGTGACACCAATCATCGACGGTGGGACACGGAAGATTCTGGCAATCTCCTCAACAGCGAACTGTCGAGACTCAATGAACTGCGATTCGTTCGGTGGCACACCAGTCTTCTCAAACGTGGCACCACCAAACAAGATGCCGGGACGATGCGCACGACGCAACCCCTTGTGCCCATCCTCAAATGCATCCACAAGATTCTTGGCCTGCTCACGAGACAAGTTGCCAGGGAACTGAATGATGCCCGAAGTGTTCGACCCCTGACCAAAGAAACGGGAGGCGAACTCTTCCAACGCTCGTGCCAAACCGAGATTCTCTTTCATCAGGTCGATGCGTGATTTGCCACGCAACTCACCCGGCAAAGTCAAGTCACGGATATGAATCATGTCCACATCCTCAATGCGGTCACGAGCCTCATACACGTAGAAGAGGCGCCCGTTGTTGTCTCGACGAATCTCCACCACCTGCGGATTCAACACCGACAACGCCAACACTTCACCATCCTCATCACGAATGATGCGAGTGAACGAGTTGCCATTCAGCAACAGAGAAACAATCACCTGCTGAAAGTGATCCTCTTTCGTCACCCCAATATCGGGTGCGTCAAGCCAAGCAGGTCGTGGACGATACTGAAGACGCACACCCTCCTGACGGATATAGGCATCAACTGGCAGCGTGGAAATCGTGTCGGCAATCAGACGAACGCACGCATAGACCGTCCCAATTTTGATGGAATCGTCCTGCGTGACATACACGCCAGAGTTCGTCGTGAACGTGTACCCGTCACCGAGAGCGAACAACGACTGGAACGAAATCGCACGTTCCTCCTCATTGCCACCACGGCCAACTAGACGGTCAACAATCACTTCTTGTCATCCTTAGTGATTCGAGCCAAACTCCACGCAGACACAAACGCAGCAACACCAATCACAGCAAACCCCAACGCCGGCGCCACCAACCATCCTGCAACCACAAGACATACCAATCCAATCAGCTCCAGCCATAAAACTTTCATCCCAGCCTCCTATCGTAGTTGAACCAGCCTACTCACACCACGAAGAACCCAGGCTCCGCCACAGGTTCAGGCGTCGTAGTAGCACGATCTGACGCCATCGCCAACGCAATCACAGCGTCAATCTTCCGCTTCGACTTACCTTTTGACAATGTCCATCCGTTGTCCTTGACTCTCTGCGCAGCCGACAACACCTGGTCGGTGAACAACGGATTCCCATCATGCGCAAGTTTTTGATTCACAATCAACTCATACAAATTCCCACACGCAGGAACCATACGCTGCGGAGACTGCGGAAACTCCACCATCGGAAACCCATCCTCAGCCAACGCCTCAGCAGTCCTCTGAAAAAACGCTGGGTCAAACGCAATCTCCTGAATATCAAACTGTTGCGCAACCTCACGCAAATACGACTCCACCGCAGACACATCCAACACACCACCCTCCGGCAACCAAATCTTCGCCCGAGCCACCAACTTCCCCTCAACATGCTGAACCAACACCACCGCCGTCGTATCACGCTTCAACGCCATATCAACACCAACCCACGTCGCAGAACCAGGCACAAGCTCCAACGTCGAACGACACAACTCCCAAGAACCCTGTGGGAGCCAACTATCAGCAGCCGTACGCACCCACTGATTCAGACGGTACCTACGCACCGAAACCTCAGAAGTTTGACGCACCGCAATCTCCATATCCTCCGGGTCAAGAAGACCCTCAGCCAGATTCGGATTCGCCTCCAACCACGCCTGCCGATCATTCAAGTCACAACCCTCAGCAGCCTCCCACCACCAAAACCCAAACGTCTCATCCTCAATCTCACCACGACACACCTTCTGGCCGTAGCCGTACAACAACCCACAAATACTCGTCAGGTCATACCCAGCAGTCGTAATTGCCACAATCTGCGGATCACGACGAGCACCCGAACCCAACGTCAACGCATCCCAAAGTTCAGAGTTCGGCTGCACATGCAACTCATCAAACACCACCGTTGACGGATTCAGACCTTGCTGGAGTTTGGCGTCACTACTCAACACTCGATACACGCTGTGCGTCGAAGGTACCTCAATCGCATCCCGATACACCTTGCAAATCCCAGACAACGCAGGCGACTGCTGCACTTGCCACTTCGCCTCATCAAACACCACACGAGCCTGACGCCTATCACCAGCAGCCGAATACACCTCAGCCCCATGCTCACCCTCAATCAACCCATACAACGCAACCAGCGACCCAATCAACGACTTCCCGTTCTTACGACCCAACCCAATCACACTGCGCTTATAACGCAACAGGCCGTCATTACGACGCTCAAACAAATTGTCAATCAAACTCTTCTGCCACGGCGTCAACACCAACGGCTCACCAGCACGAATCCCCTTGGATACATGCATAAAGGTCTCCGCAAAATCGGCGACCTTGTCACCCTCAGTCTTCGGATACTTCCACGGAGTCGACCACCTTGGTGTTGCGACGACGGAATTGGTCAAGCTCATTAGCAACCCTTATCTCGGCGAGACCAAGACGAGCCCGGTCAGACGGTGTGAACCCCAACAACGATAGCCACGCCGTGATCTGCGCATTGAGCTCCCCCTTCTGCTTGATGAGCGGATGGGTAACCAACTGGCCGTTCGCCGTCTCATAGAACCAGCGTGACACATCCGAACCCTGCCACTGTTCAATCAACGCCACCTGCTCAATAGCAGCACACAACTTCTGCACCAACGCCGAGTCATGCTTCTCCGACAAATGCCGACGACCCGCATCCCAGAACAACGTCCAATGAGCCCGCCCATACTCCCCCAACGACACCGGGGCAGGAGGCAAATCGTCGAGGCTGACCGTTGCCAGGGCGAACTCAGGCACCGGCATGGCAGACAGACCGTTCCGGATCCTGGCGCCACGCAGCCGCTTCTTCTCAATCGGTTCGGCCTTGCGGCCTCCGCCGGTTCCTGTTCGTGGCTTGGGCACGCAACGAGCCTAGGCGGTAGGGCGCAACCTACCGTGCGTCTGTTGCGCACGGCATGGGTCATTTTCGGCTACCCCCGCCCAGATTTTGGGGCACCCCCGTTGATGCCGGGGTGGGGTCAGCGTCGTTGGTCTCGTGCGCCTCGACTGGAGTTGCAACTGCGATGGGCTGCTGCGAGGACGTCGGACTCGGGGCCGAAGACGTGGTCGGCTGTCCAGGGGTCGTCGGGGCGTGGGCCTTCGCCGCAGATCCAGCAGTGGGTGGCGGTGTCTCTGACGAGGCGGGCTCGTTCTGGGTAGTCGCCTCGGTAGTGGGGTCGTGAGGCGTTGCGGATGGCTTGTTGTTTGCCGGTGCAGGTTGGGCACCTGGTGGGTTGGGTGGTGAGTTGTCGGCAGTTGATGCAGGGGCGACGAATGGGCATGGAGCTTGTGTTGAAGTTAGTGCGTTTGTTCTTTATTTGTGTGGGGACGAGGGATGGGACATGTGTGTAACTACGTTACACACACATGTCCCCTTATCCACCAACGGTTTCAGATTGGTGTCCCCGTGTCATGTCCCCGATTCGGGGACATCATTCGAGGGGGTCTCGGAGTCTGTTTTGGGCGATGGCTCGTAGGGCTTTGGACCATTTGGAGTTCTTGGCTTTGATGCCTCGTGCTCTGGCTTCGTCTCTGAACTTGAGGGTGTCTTCTTGTTTCATGCCGGGTTTGAGTTCGGGGAAGGCTGAGAGGATGCGTCGGGCGAGGTCGTAGGTGTCTTGGGTGAAGGTTTCTTGGGTTTCTTTGAGTCGGATGGGGTTGTAGTCGTCTTCGAGTTGTTCTTCGACGAGTTCTATTTCGTTGGGTGCCCAGCCGATGCGTGAGAAGATGCGGGTGAGTTTGATGGTGTGGCCGTCTCGTTGGAGGTGGTAGACGATGTCAACGTCGTCGTTTTTGGCTGATGATCCTCGTTGGCCTTGGGTTTTGCCTTTGTCTTTGCCTGCGTGGTCGGTGCGGAGGAGGGCGATGCCGGCGGCTTTGAGGGCGAGTCCTGTGGTGCGTGCGAATTCTCGGTAGGTGTCGGCTGAGTTTTCTTCGCCTTGTACGGCTCGTCCGGTGGTGTCGATGACGACGACCTGGGCTTGGGTGAGTTCTACGAGTTTCATGACGGCTGCTGCGCCTTCGTAGGTGTTGAGTGGGGGGAGTGATGGGATGAGGGCGTAGTGGAGGTGGGTGAGGTTGTCTTCTCGGGTGTAGCCGAGGTTGTCGAGGCGTTCGAGGAGGTCGGAGGAGGTCATTTCGTAGTCGAGGTAGAGGACGTGGGTTGGGGGTTGTGCTGGGCGTCCGAAGATGGGTTTGCCTGTGGCGAGGGCTGCGGTGCAGGCGAGGGCGATGTAGCTTTTGCCTTCTTTGCTGACGGCGAAGAGGGCGGTTTGTCGGCCTCTGGCGATGAGTGGGTAGGCGATCCAGTCTTCGGCTTTGTGGTCTTGGTTCCAGAAGTCTTGCCAGTTGATGAGTTGTGAGAGGAGTTCGTCGGGTGTGCTGGTCGTGGTGTTGGGGTTGGTGTTGAGGTATTGGGCTGCTGCTGCTTTCCAGGAGCCTTGGTGGTGGCGTTGGGCGTAATAGCCGAATTTGCTGTAGCCGCCTTCGGGGACGGGTGCGTTGCTGCTGAAGACGATGAGGGCGTCGTTGTTGTTGTGGTTGAGGCTGGCGGAGATGCCGGTGGTTTTGCCTGGTCGTCGCCAGTATTCGGTGCCGTCTTGGCCTTGGTAGACGTAGGTCCAGCCGTCTTGGGTGAGGATGGTGTTCCAGTGGTGTTGGTTGTTGTAGCGGGTGGAGGGTGAGTTGGGGTCGGTGAGGAAGATGTCGCCGTCTGCTGGGCGTGTGCGGTCTATTTTGGGTTCGGCGGTGAGTCGTTTGATGAGCCATTCGGGGGCGTCGGCTGGTTTCATGTCGGTGATGCTGTAGCCGTCCTCGAAGGCGTATGGTTTGCCGTTGGGGTGGATGGTGGGTGGTGCGAGGACTTGGCCGCCGTCGCCTCTGATGTCGAGTCCTGGGCCGAGGCGTTTGCCTGCGTCGTTGCGGATGGGGATGGGTGTGGTGAAGTAGAGGTGTTTGCCGCCGGTGGGGGTGAGGACGGTGACGGTGTCGGGGAGTTTGCCGTGTTCTGTTTCTAGGTCGTTGAGTGTGTCGGAGCCTGATTGTTGTGGGTTGTGTTCGTCGATGTCGAGGACGAAGATTTGGCGTGTGCCTGCTCGGCCTGTGCAGATGCCTACTCCCCAGTTTTTGTAGGTGGTGGTGAACCATTCGGTGATGGTGGTTTCGTTGCTGGTGGCGATGGTTTGCCATGCTTCGATTCCTGCCGGATATTTTTCGCCTGGTGCGATGGGGATGATTCGGATGCCTCGTCGGGCGTAGAGGAGTGCGTGGTCGAGGATGGTCATTGGCGGGTGTCCTTGGGGTGTTGTGGGGCGGGGTGTGTTTAGGTTAGTTGAGTGGGGCCGAGTTCGGGTTGGTCGAACCAGTTGGTCCAGATCATGCTGGGGTGTTCGCCGAGTTTGATGGCGTAGTGGTCGGCTTGGTAGGGGGTGAGGTTGATGTTGTGGTTTTTCCATCGGTGGATGGTGGTGGTGGTGGTGCCGAGTGTTTTGGCGATGGTGTGGGTGTTGGTGCCGGGTGGGAAGTGGTTGATGAGGTTGTGGGTGGGGAAGCACCAGTGGTGTTTGGGTCGACTGCGTCGATGGGTCATTTGGTTTCCTTGGGAAATGGAAGCTGTGGATATTTGATGTCTTTTGCAATTTCTTTTCGTTGTGTTTTGTTTCCGACCAGATAGATGTATCTATGTTTTTGGCTTCTGTCTCGGTAATAAAACCTGTCTCCAAATCGTTCTTTGATGGCGTTGAGACCGCCAGCTCCGGCCATGTTGGCGATGGCTTTTGTGTGCATATGTTCTAGACCTTTGATTGCCCATTCTGTTCTTTTGACGGTGATGCCGGTGTAGATGAAGTTGGTTGCCTGATAGACGTATCCAAGATGTTGTTGATGTGTGTCGGCGTACGAGACCACAATTTTGGGTTTTGGTAGTAGTCGAAGTGATCCTCCCACAAGTCTGGATGCTTCATTTGGTTCGTTGTTGAGTAGGCATAGTCGATTGAGTTCAATGACATTTGATTTCCATTTTTCCCCAGCGACACCCTTGCATAGTGATGGGGATGCTGGCATTCCATAGGTGATGACTCCGCATAGTTCTCCGTCCTTGAATAGTCCGTAGGCATGTGAAACTGATGGGATACGTTTTGCGTAGTGAATATTGAGTAGAAAAAAATGTGTTGACTCTTTTTCTATTGGTTGCACAGAATATTGAGATGTTTCTCCTGGAAACAAATCAAGTTGTCTGGTGATGGAAAAACTCTCTCGATCATTCACTGGTTACCTTGATGCATGCTGAGGTGTTTGGTGACGGCTTCTTTGATGAGTTCGCTGACGCTGACGTTGCGGCGTTTGGCTTCTTGTTCGAGAGCTTTGCGGAAGTTGTTGTCACATCGAAACGACACCATCGGATAGGTCTTGTAGTTGGTCATTGGTGGCGGCAGTCTTCGCAGGTTTCGTGGTTGTTGATGAGTGTTGCGAATTCGGTGACTTCTTCGTTGGTCATGCGGAACCATGAGGTCAGGTCAGTGTGGAATTCGGTGATGTTTGCGTTGTTGTTGATTTCGGCTTGCGCTGAGCATCCGATGTGGTTGTAGCAGGCAATGCGCCCGTTGGTGTCTTGATAGCGATGTGTGGTGTTCATTGTGACCTCCTTAGGCGTTGAATGTGACGAGACCGTTGATGTGAGCGGTCGTGTTGATTTGGTTGGCTGGTGTCATCTTGAGTGCGAATGAGCGGGGGAAGATCGCTGCGGTGATGATGCCGTTTGTGGTCTTCTGGGTTTCGCAAAGAGTGATGCGAACCTCGGTGCCGGCGAATCCGTTGGTGAATTCGACGTTGACTGTGTCGTTGCATCCGCAGTAGCAGATGTATTGGTGTGTGGTGTTCATTGTGGCCTCCTTTGCCATGTATGACAAGTTAGTGCCTATGTCAGACAATTGCAAGTCTTTTGGCAAGATTTTTTAGAAATCTGCCAAATGGCGTGGTTATTGGGTTTTGCCGGGGTTCATGGGGTGGGGTGGGTTGTGGCGGGTGCAGGTGGGGGGTGTGGTGGGGGTGATGTGGAGGGTGATGTGGTTGGGGCATCGGGGGCAATGCCAGGTCACTCTTCTTCGGCTTCTCTGTCCATCCATGCTTTTGCGATCTTGGCTTTCTGTATGTGGGAGACAGCTTCGCAGAGGCCGATGGTTTCGGCTGCTGTCTGGTTTTCTAAGCATTGTATGTAGAACGATTGGTCGGAGTCTTCGTCTTCGACGACGGCGATGAGCACGTATTTGATGCACCAGCCTGCCCCGGTGCTGTTGAGGTAGTGCTCGATGGGGTCAGTCTTCTTCGTCATCGCCATCTTCGCATTGTGGGTGTGTGGGGAGTGGGGTGCAGCCGCAGGGTCGGATCGGGTCGAGCGTGTTCATTTGCGTTCCAAGGTTATTGGTGGCGACCATGTGGTTTGCCAGTGTCGCCCTGGCTTGAATGCGACAGTGATATCACCTTCTGGGTTGAGGGTGACGAGGAGGTGGATGCCTCCTGTTCGGTAGGCGTTCATGATGTCGGTGGCGTCAATGTGTCCTATCCAGCGTGAGTGGCCGTCTTGGTCAGCGAGCACGGTGGCGAATTTGGGGTCGGCGATGTTCACGAGTTCTCCTTGAATCGGGTGACGGCGTCTTCACGTTTTTGTTGGATGTGTTCGTGGACCATGCTGAGGCAGCCGAGGTATCCGGCTGCGTCGACGACGGAGTCTCGGTGCCAGCGTCCGTGTTGGTCGTTGGTGGCGATGCGTGCGAGTTTGACGCAGATCATGAAGGTGATGGCTTGTTTGATGGAGAGTTGGATGCCGGTCATGTTGTGGAACAGTTGGGTGACTTTCCAATAGTCGTCGAATGGGTGTGAGTAGGCCTGTTGGCGTGGTCCGGTGATGAGGTTGTGGGCTTCGGTGAGGATGTCTGCACCGTTGCTGTCGGGTTTGGTGTAGTCGTGGTTCACAGTTCAACTCCTTGTTGGATGTGGAGGCGTAGCCGTTCGATGGTGGTGGTGAGGTGGTGGATGTGGGTTTTGTGTGCGTCCATTTCGTTGATGGCTGCATCAAGTGAGTCTTGGAGGTTGTCTCGTTGTTCGGTGATGGTGGCGAGGGCGGTGGAGAGTTCGCTGATGCGTATCTGTGCCTCCTCGTTCATTTGTCGTAGGGCGTCCAGGTCGTAGCTCATTTTTTGTTTCTCCTTGCGAGTTCGGTTTCTAGGGCTTTGATGACTGCTTCGAGGCGGTCTACGTCTCCTTGGCCGACGAACACTCGTCGCAGGAAGTTGATGGCGTCTCGTATCTCTTGTTTTGTCATGGCAACTTTCTAGTGGGGTGTGACCGGGGCAGGAAAAGGGGAAGGGAAAAACCTGCCCCGGTCACGAGGATTACTGATTGTGGTGGTCGTTCTCTGACCTACGCAGGGCAAGCCAGAGAACGACCAGCATCAACGCCCCAGCAGAGAGTGGGGCGATGAGGTTCACCACATTTCCGCCGAGGCGTCGTTCTTTGCTGGTTCGACTTTGGCGGCGTAGAGCTTGGGTGCGTTGAATGCAGCCGATTTCTTTTCGCCGTCGCCTGTGTAGCGGACGCTGAGGGTGGAACCGACGAGCGTTTTGACGGATGCTTTTTCGGCTGCTTCTCGGATGGCTTTGACCATCTGGCCTCGTACCCACAGGTTTGATGCACCGGTTGGGGTGTCGAGGGTGAAGACGAACACCCAACGTGGATCACCGTTGTCATATGTTTTGACGTTGCCTGCCGGGTCTTTGTCTTGCAGTTTGGTCACCTCTGTGACGACGCCTGTGTGGGTGTCGCCGACTTTGGCGAATTTGAGTGCAGGCAGTTTGGGGCCGCCTGATGTTGATTCCATGAACTCATCCATGAGTTTTCTCCTTGATGATGTAGTGGTTGCTGATTGGGATGTATTCGAGTTGCACCCGATTCGCATAGATGTCTTGGAATGACGACCAAACTCGTTCGGCGTCAACCCATGACAGGTCTGCCAGGGCTTCTCCTGCGGTGTTGTATTTCTTACCTGTGCGCAGTTCGCAGATGCTACGTACAAGATCCTTATCTATCACGTCGTCCTGCTCAGCGATTTCGAGCAGGATTCGGGCGATGCCGATTCGTCGTTCGGTTGGGGGGTTCATGCTGATGGAGCCGTGGGCTTCTTCAGCGATGTCAAGGATGATGCGTCGATGCTTGTCGGAGAGCTTCTTGAATCGGCCTTGCAAGATGATGACGGTTTCCTCGGGGACGAGTTTGCCTTCGGAGGCGCTCATTTCTTGACCGGCTTTCTGGCTGGAGCCTTCTTCTTGGTGGTGGTTGTGGCGATGGGTTGGAGTTCTGGTTCGTTGTTCGGGAGGAACGGGGCTGAGAACTCTGTCTCTAATTGGTCGAGGCGCACCATCAGGATGTCCAACTGTGCTTCGTCAAGGTCAGGAAGTTTCACGCCTGGGGCAGGCCAATGTTTCTTCAACAATTCTTGTGCCGGGGCTGGGAGGTTCTTGATTCGGGTGAGGGTGTCGGTGCGGTTCAGATCGCTGGACGTGGCAACCTCTGCGGTGGATGGTGTGTCTGCGTGGACTTTGATGTGGAGATCTTTGCGTTTGCGCCATGCTCGAACTTCCATCGCCAACTGTGCTGCTTCCCATCCGGCTACGAGGTCTACTTCGTAGAGGGCGAGGGTGCCTTGACCTGCTGGGAGGTGCAGGATGACGCCACGAGTTTTGTCAATGTCTGGCATCGGGATGTGTTCTTGGGTGCGCCAGTCGTAGATGTAATCAGCGTTCGCATACATCGCCATCTGGACTGCGATGGCGTTCATGGCGTAGTCAATGGAACCTGTCTTCAAGTCCATGATTTGTTTCTTCTTGCGGTTGCTGAATCGGGCGATGCGATCCGCCGTCCCGGCATACTCAAACTTTTCGTTCACCAACAACACTTCAACGAAGCGTGGGTCGATGATGACGCCGTGTTGGGTGATGCCTGTGGTGTAGGCGTTGACGTCGGTTTGGAGTCCTGGGAGGATTGCTGGTTGTTGGCCGAGGTCGAGTGCTTGGGTGAGTGAGTGGAGTGCGGTGCCGATGTTGGCTTTGCTGGATGCTCCTGCTGCTTCGATGGCTTGTTGGACGATGCGGTCTAGTGCGCTTCGGTCTTCTAGGGCTGCTGATGCTGCGACGAGGAGGTCGTTTCGTTGAACGAGTCCTGTCGCAGTCATGCGACCCTTCCACGCTGTGAGTGCTCCTTCGTCGTCAAGTGATTTGGCGATGGTGGTGACTCGGGGGAATGATGTTTCTTTTCCGCTTCGGGTTTTGATGAGGTATCGACCCCATCGGTCTTTTGGTGCTTCACCTGTGGTGAAGTTGTCGCTGGCGGGCATTCGTTTTCTCCTTGTTGTTGTGGGCTTATTGGGATTAGGGGGTGAACCTTAGCGTGGGCGTGTTGGTTGGTCAAGCATGGCGAGCAGCTCGGCCCAAAGTTTGGCGGGGAGGACAGCGTACCAGTCGTCTACGTCTTCTGATCCTCGCCGTTTGACGATGACTGCCCCAGTCCATGCTCGTGCGTTTGACATCTCACGCTCAAGTTCTTTCAGGTAGCCGGGTAGGTCAATCTTCTTTTCGGCTTTGATTTCGATGCAGACACCTGGGATGCCGTCGATGTCGCCTCGGTCATCAGTCCAACCGGCACGACTCCGCTCAGCGTTCACCCATCCGTACTTTCGTAGCCATTTGGCTACTAGAAGCTCTGCTCGGTTGCCTTTGCGTTTATTGGGATGCGCCACGAATCCTCATCCTACGACGGACCTCACGCCTCCGCTCAGTTGTTGTCATCCCACCCCACACACCAACTTCTTCATTGGCGATGGCGTGTTCCAAGCAGTTGATGCGAACGGGGCATTTGACGCAATATGACTTGGCTTCGATGACGAGTCGCCGTACACCTTCCTCAAAGAACAGGTCTCCTGATTTGCCGTAGCACGCTGCGTGACGGTACCACGAGGGGTGTCTGCCGATGAAGACGTTGTCTTCGTTTGTCCAGTTAGCGATTGGTTCGTCGGTCACGGCGCTCCAAGATTTCTTTGAGACGGTCAGCGTGACGTTGTTGAAGCAGTTGTGTCCATGAACGGACAGCCGATATGAATCCTGCGACGAGCACGACAGCGAAGATAGCAAGTTGCCATCCTGTGTACGGGGTGTCAGGGTTCTCTGGTCCGATCAACCAGAGGCCTATCCATGCGAACATGAACATGCCGTTGAGTAACAGTTTCTCTGATGGTTTCATGAGCCCTCCTTGTGGGTCAGATTCGACGCTAGGGGATTACGGTTGCAAGGTGGTGGATGCAAGTTTGTGGGTTGTCCACTGCTTCCAGCCACCCACCCGCCAAATCTCCAACGCCGCCCGAGCAGACACCTCGGGGGTCATCAGGTCTTTGCAGGTGTTCACTATTTGCATGGCTTGCAAATAACCATCTGGCCAATACCGGTTGGGGCGACACCACGATTTCGTATGAATCTGCCATGCCGTCCAGGAGATGCCATTGTCTCCCCGTACCGAGTTGAGGCATCGGGACTCAAAGTAGGTGACGGCTCCAACCATCGGGAGCTCTTCTTCTGGCCACCCGGCGTCCTTGGCGACGTCCATCCAACCTGGGCATGATTGCCCTTCAGCGACCTCCAGAGGCCTTCTGGTGGGGGGTGGGGTGGTTGTGGTGGGGGTGATGGTAGTGACGCTTCTGGGGGGCTGTGGAGGCGTTTGGGGGGCTTCTGCGGCCATCGCTGGGACGAGTCCGAGGATGGCGGTGCAGGCGAGTATCACGCTGATGGTGAGGGCTTTCATGGGGTAGTCCCTTTCTGTAAATAACCGCACAGCCAAGGAGGAAACTGTGCGGGGTCGTCGACTCCTGACGCCCGCCGAGGCAGAGGACTGACCGTCCTTCAGCATAGTGGACACCTCCTTGTGATGTCTAAGTTGACCCTAGTGGAGGTCGCTGCGATTCACAATGCTGACTTTCACAACCATTCCGAGGGGGATTGAGAGGACGCTGTCGACTGCGTCGTCGCAGGCGATGCTTTGGATGAGCACGACGTGGTTGTCTTTGGCGTCGGGGAGAAGCCATCCGGCGGATCGGACAACGTAGGGGTCTTGGTCGATGTCGCTGACGTCCATCCAGTCGGGTTCGGAGTGGGTGTCGTGCCAGGTGACGACAGCGAACAGGGCTTCGTTTAGGTCAGCCATACGACGTACTCTGCTGTGACGCTGCCTCGTTCTGGGTTGATGAAGTGGAGGCGTTGGGATGGTTTGCCTGTGGCGGCCACGAACTCTTTGGCGTATTCGGAGTCTGATTCGATTGAGCCGGACACGAATACTCGTCCACCGTTGGCGAGGGTCATGCTGATGTTTTGGTGGTAGTGCCCCATGTAGCAGTCGTCGAAGTCTCCGATGACTCCTGATGCCCAGGCGTTGACTTTGCGCATGATGCCGAACGCTGGGACGTTGCCTCCGAAGCTCTTGATTTCGTCGCCGTGGACGAGGAGTACCCGATAGTTGCCGACGGAGAACTGTTGGTACCAGGCGTCGGAATGTTGCCAGATGACGGGGAGGTCGTGGCATCGGTCTTGGGCAATCTTGTAGGCCATACGGTCAGCGTTGTCGCCGGCGTAGGTGCCGTCACCATACCGACCCAACCTCCCGTGATTGCCCCATTCGCATACGACCCGTAGGGGTTTGGCGAAGTTGGCTTGGAGGGTGCGCACCATGCGTTCAATGAGTCGAGCGGTCTCAAACAACTGCTCAAACAGGTGCGCTTCAATCTCCCACACCTGTGACGCAAATACGTTCCCGCCACCCTCCACCATGTCACCACCCAACATCAAGACGCACTCGTCAACCGGGTGGTCTTTGCGTTGGATGTCGGTGAGGGAGATGACTTTGTCGGTGAACTCTGCGATGCGACGATCTGCCACCGCAATGTTGTACGACGCAGTCTTCTTACCCAACTGCCAGTCGGTTGCGTGAACTAACGCAACCTCATGTCCTTTGCGTCGTTTATCCACGGCAGGGCGCTTGACAGCGAGTCCACGCCCAGATCCCTTAGCCGCCTCATAGGCTGCCTGGTAGATGGCTTGGACGAGGTCGTCGGTTCGTCGTTTGTTTCGGGCTGCTTCTCCTTGTGCTTTTTTGAGGAGTCGTTGAAGTTCGTCAATTTGTGATTGTTCTTCATAGGCGGTCATGATTCCTGAATCTCCCCACGCATACGAGCCAACGCCGTATAGGAGATAGAGAACCCTTTGGATTTGAGAACCCTGTGGATGACCGAGGTATTGAGCGCCAAATCTCGGCACGCTTTCTCAAAGTCCTTCCACCCTGAATCACCCAGAAACTCACGCAGCCGTCCGTCGGCCTTATTAGCGTTAGGACGCTTTGCGGCTTCCTGTTTTATTGCGTCGAGGAACTCTCCCATTGTTGGCCTCCTTGAAGTGCCATTCGATGTGTGAGTCCACCTTACCTTCCACCCGTTCCATCGTGTGCGATACCCGCTTCAACGCATCCATCACCACCGCATGATCCCTGTGATTCTCCTGCCGGAACTGTTGGATGAGCACTACCAGAACTGACCCCACAGCAGCGACCCCAGCCGCTATGACGAGTGCCCAGCCTTGGTCAAGCATTGTCGTCGGCTGGCTTGTTCGCCAACCATTCCTTCACAGCTTCGGGAACCTGGTCACCGCACACCATACGCAAATGCCATGGTTCGCTTTGCAACTCCCACGAGAATCCGAACCGATGAGCGTTTGCCAGCAACCAGTCCAACCGTTTCCCAGAGGCGTTGGCAATGTCGATGGCGATACCCCAGTTGTGGTTTGAGGTACCCGGTACGGCCATTGGAGCCATACCTTTCTTCAGGTACCACGCTTTGCCTTTGTAAATCCGTGGCTGCTGCTTCATCAACTTCTTGTTCGGCTTATCGGTGTAACGCTGATAGAAGCCGTACTCCTGAGTTTCCAAACTGCGATACGTATCAGCCTGCGACGTTGGGGCTAGGTCGATACCTGCTGCGTTTGCTGCGGCATCCATAGCCTCATAGCAGTCGGCTGCGAGACGATGCAATCTTCCCTTCCCCTCAATGGGTCGTAGCAGGTTGGCAGGAATCTCTCCTGCCTTGCATCCCTTCAGATCCGAAGGGAGAACGACCTTGACGACGGGAAGCTGTTTTGCCATTACTTCTTGCCGTTGCTGAACGCTTCTTTGATTTCGTCGTTGGTGAGTTCACCGTCGGTTGATGCTGAGGCGAGTTTTTGGACGACTTCGAGGACGGCCATTGCGCCTGCCAAGATGGCGGCTTTGCTGACCGACACTCCGATGACGGCTCCACCGGTGACTGCTGGGAGCGCTCGTGCCAAGAACAGGGAGAAGAGCCGTTGGCCTAGGTCAAGGAATCGTGCGATGGTTGCGTTCTGTTTGATACCCATGTCAGTCGTTGTCACCGTTCTCTCCTTGTATGGTCAACGCCAAGTGTACAAGAACCACGATGGCTGTTATCAAGGACGCTTGAACGAGTGTTGACCCGGTGAGGGTGAGTAGGACGAGTGAGGTACCTCCCCACGTCCACGAGTTTTCGATGATGTATTGACGCCAGTTCATTGTCGTCTCCTGCTGAGTGGTGCTACAACTGTCAGCAGGACGACAGCATTTACAGTCTTGCGTTGTTCTTCACTAATTCGGGATCCTGGTGGATTCCAGTTTCGTTGACACATCCATGCTCGCCCATCGGCCACACTGACCGCAACCTCTCGACATTCAAGCTGGTAGGTTTCTGCGTTCGCACGGTTGGCGAAGAGCAGTGTGAGTATGGCGGGTAGCGCAATCAGCGCCCGCTTCATTCCCCGTCAGTGGGCGTGACGAATTCGTTACCGTTCCAAATATCACCGATGCCAGCGTATTTTCCACGATTTTGACCTTGAATTGGGTTGTTGTGATAAGAGGTCTGCACCCAAGTGATGCCTTCACCGTGCACGCTGGTTAGATATGCAATACCAACGGCCTCGGATTCGTTGCCATTTTGATCAAGCATATTTTCATTGTCTACTACCGACACATTTGTGACGGTGTTATTTGTGTCAAGCCAAGCGAAATGAGCCATGTCTAGACACGATACCTGATGTAGAGAATTCCGGAACCGCCGTTGCCACCGTTGATAGAACTACCACCATTGTTCGGTTGTCCACCGCCACCTCCACCGCCGCCTGTGTTGGCTGATGCGTTAGAACCAACAGTTGTAGTTCCTCCACCGTTTGCACCACCATCAGTACCAGTACCACCAGTATTACCGCCGCCACCACCGCCGCCACCACGCAACAACGACGAGCCGCCAATAAACGTGTTTCGTTCTACGCCTGCGCCTCCAACACCACCAGTGTTGCCAGTGACAGTTGCACCAGCACCACCAGCACCACCACCACCCCCAGCGCCTTGATTGCCACCAGAGGCACCATTGCCGCCAGAATAACCATAGGCGGTGTTTGCATATGCAGAAGTCGCACCTGTCAAATTGATCGTTGATGCTCCACCACCACCAGTTGCGCCCCTAGAAGCAGCACCTTGTCCGCCACCACCGCCGCCACCACCAATCAAGCCAGCCTTTCCAGCAAGAAGTGAAGCGCCGCCTACTGTACCTGCGCCGCCGTCAGCAGTATTTCCAGCACCGCCCGCACCAATAGTCACGGCAACATTCGCATCCAAATAAACAGTTGTCGTAATGTTGCCACCACCGCCGCCACCACCACCACCACGAGTCGTATTGGCCTGACCAGAACCGCCACCTCCACCGCCCCCAGTCAGATAAACGTCAAACAAACCAGCCTTCGTCACCGTGAATGTTGCGTCAGCAGTAAAAGTGTGCACGTTGTAGTTGACGCCACCGATAGCAGTTCCGACAGCAGTTCCAGAACCACCAGTCCCAGAACCGTATCCGGTTGAAACATCAACCCAAGAGGTTCCGTTATAGACCTGCAAACCTGTTGCCGTCGAATAGGCAGTCATCCCAACCTCGGGTGAGGGGAGTGCTGATGCTCGTGCTGCTGTACCAGCGAACACCATGACGGCTTGATCCATCAAGTAGTTCTGAACATTGGAGGCCGTGAGGACTTCTCCAGAGGCGAAGGTGCGGAAGCCGGAACCCATAGGACTAGATACTAACCCAGGCGGTGCCGTTATAAATCTGCATACCTGTCGCCGTTGAATACGCAACCATTCCTGTTTCGGGTGAAGGCAATGCTGAGCCACGTTCGGCTGTACCTGCGAACACCATGACCATCTGTTTCATCAGATAGTCCATCACGTTTGTGCTTGTCAATACTTCGCCACTGGCGAAGGTGCGAAATCCTGCTCCCATGATGCGTTGAGTTTAGCCGAGCCCAACCGTCGCATCATCAAGTTCGCTGGTGTCAAGGATGAATTGGGTGAGGAGTTGGGCTTGACCGAGGCCGAGTCGGATGCGATGGAATCCGGGTGTGATGTCATGACTCAGGTTCTCGATATACATCGTTTTGGTGACGGTGCCTGGTGCGCCTTGTTGGTAGGTTTTGCTGATTTCTACGAGGTCGCCGATGTCGAGGATGGAGACGGCTTGGCCGTTGCTGGCGCTGAGTCCGTTGACGAGGATGCTCATTTCGTTGAAGCGCACAACGGGGTCTTTGTATTTGGCGAGGAGGTTGGCAGCCAGGGTGTCGCCTGCTGCTTGGGTGTTGAGTGGGACGTCGGAGAGGCTGAGTGTGTTGACGCCGAATTCGGTGGTGCTGGTGGTGTCGACTGCGGTGGATACGGAGAAGCCTTGGACTCCGACTTGGATTCGGTTGTAGAGGGTTTCTGCGCCGTAGCCGACGGAGAGTTCTTGGTAGGGGATGACGGTTCCGGCTGGAGTGTCGGAGAATTGGATTCCTGCGGTATCAAAGGAGTAGGAGATGCGGGGTTGGAAGACTGCTGTACCGCCACGATCTATATAGAAACGCCCGTCTTCTGCGAGCATGACTGCGTCAATGGCTGATTTGACGTTGTCGTTGGCTTCATAGGCGACGGTGCCAACGGTGGCCACCCCGGTACCGATGCTTCGGGTGGCAGTTGAGTAGGCAACTTCTGGGCGGTCCAGGATGGCGGTGACTCGGGCGGAGGTGAGTTGGCTGGATGGGTTGAAGGCGGTGAGGTTGGTGCGGCCTAGGGCGGAGAGGTCGTCGACGCAGGTGATGATGGCGAAGCTGTTGTCTGGTTGCTGGTAGTCGATGTCGAGGTCGTTGACTCGTCCGACGAAGAGGGGTTCTTGTCCGGCTGTGCCTGCATAGATTTGGACGAAGCGTCGTGGGGCGATGCCGTAGCCGTCTTGAACGTAGGGGGATGCGGTGTTTGCCGGGTCGAATGCTCGACCTGATGCTTTGTCGTCGAGGACGATGGTGGCTTGTCCGACGCCCATGGTGTCGAGTTGGCTGGCTCGACCTCGACGGATGGAGACGCTGGTGACATATTCGGTGACGTCAGCGAAATCGGTTGAACCGTCCAATACGTCAGGGCCGTTGAGTGTGGATGAGTCCAGGGTGAACGCATCTTGCAACAACCCGGTGTCCATCAACACCTTGTATGTTTGACCCCAAATTGCCGTCTTTGCCATCGGCTACACCATGAAATTCAGAGGGCCGTTGACTCGTTCATAGTCCCGCAAATACTGATATATCTCCTCACCAACCTGAGCACCATTCAACACACCTGACTGCACAATCACATTCAACGTCTGCTGCGGAGACACAGCAGAAGCAGGCAACGTCGACCCGGCACCAGCAGCAGGCACCTGCGGAATCAAACCCGTCACAGGATTCTGAGCCGAAATCTTCGGAAACGCCGACGACACCTGAGCCAACGCAGCCAACGCCTCCTGATACTTCTGCAACGCCTCACGCTGATCGTCAATCGCCTCAGTCAAGTTCTCAACGGCTTCCTGCTGATTCTCCTGCGCAGAACGCACCGCATCCAAGAACGGCAACAACTCCTCATCACCAGCACGCAATCCCTCCGTACTGATTCGCAACTGGCGACGAGCCTCATCCAAATCCAACGTCTCTTGGATGACACTGTCCTGAGCGTCAGCCACCGAGAACTGAGCCTCAGCCAACGCAATCTCAGCCTGACGAATCTGGTCGGGTGTTGATTCTGAATCGGCACGAACCTCAGCCAAACGACGCTCAGCATCACGAACCGCAATCAACGACTCCTCAACACCAAACTTTGAGCGGGCCACCCCACGCTCAGCCGCAGCCAAACGACGTTGAGCAGCCTCAATCGTTGCCGGGTCGCCACCCATCTGAGCAGCAGCCAACTCCTCCTGAGCTTTCGCCAAATCCTGATTCGCCTGGAACACCGACTGTTGAGCCTTGGCAACACTCTGCTGGCTGCGACCATACGCATCCGAAGCGGACTTCGCCGACTTCGCAGCCGAACTATATTCCTTCAACTTTTCCTCAGCAGTCTTGATTTTCTTGGCGGCACCAGCAGCCTTCTTCCCGGCTGAATCAGTCTCATCACCGAAGTCGGTGATTGAACCTTTGGCTCGGACGGCTGCATCTTTGTTGGCCTGCAAACGACGCTCGACGTTGTCCAACGGACCTTGCGCCATGATGTCAAGTTTCTTTGCTGCGTAGTCAACCTGTTCACCAAACTTTGTGAATTCAGCATTCAAGCCAGCCTGGGCTCTTCGTATCATTTCTTCGGTTGTGACGATTGGTTTGCCCAATGCAAGAACTGATCGGAATCCGTCAATCAGCACAAATAGTGGAGCCAACGCATCGACTATTCCACCGAGGAACTCAAATATGGCGTTGCCGATGGATTGGATTTGAGTCAGTACGGATTTACCTGCGTCACCAAACGCAGCCACGAAGTACGCCAAAGAAGCTCGAACGCCTTGGCTTCGGAATTGGTCGATTGCCAACGACACCGCAGGTATCAGACGATCCGTGAGGAACTCAACGACTTGTGTGACGACTGGGAGCAGGATGGTTCCGAACTGTTCTTTCAATTCATCAACAGCAATACCGAACGCTCGGAATCGGCCAGCCGCCGAGTTCGCCTGCACCTCAGCCTGACCCTTGAACGTGTCAGCCAACTCGCCAACAACCTTGTCAAAGTTCTTCGTTTTGACAGCGTTCTGATCTAACGGAACACCAAGTCGAGTCAACGCCGTAAACTGCCCCTGACTCGCACGAGACAAGGCGATGGTCACCGACTCCAGGTCACGACCCGTACCGGCTGAAATATCCAACGCAATCTGCAACAACTTCTGCGACTGAGTAAAGTCTCCAGTAGAACGAATAAGATTCCCAAACGCCGGACGCAACTGGTCATCCGCAACCGCAGCCGACTTCGTGAACTGAGTGATGAGCCGTTCAGTTTCCTCACGCAACAACTCCGACTCACCAAACGTCGTCTTCAACGTCTGAGCCAGTTTCGCCTGCGACTCAGCATCCTCCGCAGCAGCCTTGATGGCGAACCCTGCCGCAGCAGTCACAGCACCAAACGCCGCAGTACCAGCAATACTGATGGTCTTGAAAGACGGCATCAACGCCGATAACTTGCCACCCAAACCCTTAGAGCCAAACGTGTCATTCGCCTGCCCCTGAATCTTGTTGAAGGCCGAAACAACCTGCTTCGGATCAGCGAGCAGTTTGACAATGAAGTTGCGCTCAACGGCCATAAGCGCCGATTCTACTTGACTAGAAGACCATGTCTTTCGTGAGCTCTTTCCATTCGCTGTACAGACGACGATGAATCTCGTTCTGCGTCAAACCAGCAAACCTTGACAAGTCCTGCGGTTCACTCCACCATTCCTCACGCAACGCACTCAACGCCCTTGGTCGACTGCTTTGAGCAGCCTTCGGCATTGACGACACCACCATTCGAGGCGGAACGAACAACTCACCCAACTCAGCATCCAAGAACTCGCCATGCCCATACTTCCGAGACGACCAATCAAACCGTCCCACAGGATGCTGAGGGAGATAGAAGATACGAGCAGGGTCCTTCGTGGCTGGGTCGCCGACGACGTTGATGCGTTCATGCAACCGAGTCCACACCTCTGCCCAACGATGTGCAGGCACCGGGTCTTTGAGAGGGAGCACCAAGTGCCAGTGCTCATCGTTCGGGCGATGCGACCATGTGGTGTATGCAAACCATTCCAAGCCATCCAACCGAGCGTGGTCAAACGACTCACCGTCCATGTCCACCACGAGACAGGTCACAGCCTCAACGTTGCGATTGCTTCGTGTGGTGCCTGATGCGTAGATGACTGGCGACCACAGCGCACGCTGATCCTTGCGTCGGGTTTCCTTACGGATGCACAGACGAGACCACAACTGCACCCACGAACCAGCGAGCGGTTTGGGGACGACAGACTTGACGTAGTCGAACCTGACGGCACGAACGTTGTCCAACTGAACTTCTGGGAACATGGCGGGCTCCTTATAGGTCAGCGTAGCGTCAGGATGCCCCAGCCGCAAGTTTCTTCAACACGAGGTCAATAGCCGACATGTACTCCACGGCAATCTTCTCTTTATTGTCCCGAACTGCCTGCCAGAAGAAATAGCCTTGACGGCCACGATGACGCAAGAACTGCTGGGTCGTTTTCCGGCGACGGCCACCGAACTCGGCACCAAAGAACACGTCACCCATCGTGACCTTCTTATTGCGTTTCCGATTTGAGCGTGATGCCGACACATAGCCACGCTTAGAATCCAACTTGATAGTCGGGATGCGATCATGTCGAGCACGTAACCCATTCACCACAGCCTGAGCCTGAGACCGACCCGATGATCCAGGACGCTGCTTCCCATGTGGAGGTTGCCCAGCAGCATTTGACTTGGCTGCATCAACCACAAAATCAGCCACAACCTGAGCGGCCTTGCGCATCTCCAGATTAAACTTGGGAGAAGCCTGCGATGCCTCACGCAAAAACTGCAACAACCCTGGTGCAACGAACGCAACTTCTTCACCACGACCCAGCGTGTATTTCCCTGATGAGGTTGCCATGTCATTGATTGTACGCTGTCGGGTTCATCTTGACTGCCTTCCAACGCAGATACGCAGACATCGTGAACAACATTCGAGGTGATTCAGTCAGCAACACTGACGGAGGAATCCCCGTCTCAACCGCCAGATAGGCGATCAACCAGTGTGCTGACTGCTCTCCAAAGGGCCGAGCGGTTCCTCACCCGTGTCAATGTCAATGCCTTCAACGGTGGCGCACCAATCCTCAAAATTGAGTGTGGTGACCTTGCGTCGTTTCTCTGAATGCCATGCGAACCACGCCAGGTCCCGAGTCTTTAGGTTCGTTTCAATGTTGGCCATTGAGACGTTGTGAACTTCCTCGTACTTGACGAAGTCAGCAAATTCGCACAACGCTTTGCGTTGTTCAGTCGCCGTCTTGACGATGAGCGCAATTTTCATTTTCTACCTCCGCAGGGTGAAGTGGTTATGTTTAGGCGCCGACGCTCTTGGTGATTGCACCGGAGATTGGGAAGGTGACATCGGCAGTGGCAAGTTCTCCGACTGCACCGTTCACTGGAGTCCACTCGGTTACGAGCACCGAGAAGGTGTAGGACGGGTTGGCAGATGAAGCTGCTGCGGTGCCGTTTGGCTTGATGACGCAGGTGACTGCGGTTGAGCCGACAAGAGGGAAGAAGATTCCGTCGATGGCGTTGTAGTCGTTGTGGATGCTGAACGTCACCGAGTTGTCAATGAGACCAGATACTCGGGTGACTGCTGACGATCCGAAGGCGGTGGTTGCAACTTCTGCGGCAGTGGTCGACAGCGACACGCTCGCCACGTTTGCCGAGATGTCGGTTCCGTTGAACACGATGTTCGCATCTTTGAGGACCAATTTTGCCATGACTGTTATTCTCCTGCCTTATCGGCCTTGGGGGATTTCTTGGAAACTTCTACCACTGGCGAAAGGATGCCAGCCGCAATCAACAACTCTACATTGTCAATGCCGCTTCCGTCCACATGTCCACCCGGCTGAACACCGGTGACCGGGAACGGTCCGCAAACCAGATACTTTGCCATTGTCTAAGCGTACACCGTGACCTTGAAATCCATCGTCAGATACAACGTGTCATTGGCGTCAATATTCGTAAAGTTCCCAGCCGAACTGACAATCAAGTCATCACACACACCACCTAGGGTGCGGTCAGATTCGATGGCTGCACGCAACGACTGCGCACCGTCCCACGCCGTGTACTGATCCAACGCATCCTGAGCCGTACGCTCCGACGCACGATTCACCACGATGGTGACGGTGAAGTCCATGACCACACCACCACTCGCCATACCTGTCTGATGGAATCGAATCTCGTCCAGCGTCGGCCACGCAAACGGAGGGTTCACCTGATCTGGTTGATAGTCAAAGGCACGCAACCCAGGCACCGACTGGATGGCGGTTTTGAGTCCGTCTTTGACTTGGCTTGGTGTTGCTGGCATTAGGCAAACATCCGCATACGTCGGTACGGCTCAACCAACTGAGCCATGTCAGGGTCAAGGAACCGAGATACACGAATCGCACCCAAGTCACCAAACCCAGCCACACCGAGCGGGGAGTCATAGCGCTTGAAGATACGGGAAGCCTGAATGATGCAAGCTTGGGTAATCGGCTCCGGTATCGTCGCCCAACCCCATCTGGCAGTCACCTGCACCAACGCCTGCTCACCATAGTTCGCATTCACCGTCGGGAACAGATATGCGCCAACGGCACGAATCTTGTCATAAGACCAAGTGAGTCCATCAAGGATGCCGTTCAACGGCTCCAACTGATAGTCACTCGTTGACCATGTCGTATCAAAGTTGCCGTCAGCAAACGACGAAGTCTTCAACACGAAACCTGTGGTCGTATAGAAATCGTCCACATCACACACATACTCAGTGTTCGCCTGGAACACCCGAGCGGTGGCGGTAGTAGCAGCCCAGAACTGGCGGTTGCAATAACCGTCAATCATTCGAGACGCAGCACCAGCACAGTTGTCAATCAACGAATCATCAACCGTGTCGGCTGTGCCGATACGAAGAGCCGCCTTGACCTGGGCTCGTGTCGCATACAAGTTCTCATTGGCCATACTCGTCCAATCCTACTTGCCAACAAGCCACTGATTCCCAACAACCTCAACCTGAGCACCAACCGACCCAGCAAACTTGTAGACATCATTCCTCACAGCAGGCCAATCCAAATCATCACCCATCAACAACCCGCCCTTCACCAAAAAATCCCACGCCGTTGACAACTCCAAAAACGTCTCATCCTCCTCATGAGCCGAATCCACATACACCACATCAGGTCGATAGTTCGACACCCGCTCCAACACATTCATCCCCACAATCCCCGTCGCAGGCAACGGAGTAATCACACCCTCAAACCCGGCATCCTTCACATTCGCCAAGAACCGTTGCCGAATCGTCGGAGCACCATTCACCAACCCAAGAAACCGCCACTTCCCTTGACGCACCAAATCCTGCTCCCACGCCCACATATTCACATCACCCGTGAACGGATCAACACACACAATGTCCAACTCACACCCAAGACGCTCAGCCACACGAGCCACCAACAACGCCGACCCACCCAACATCGACCCCACCTCAACCCAATACTGAGGCTGACGCTCACCAATCACACGCTCAACCAACGCCTCCGAAAGATGCGTATGCGGATACCCGTTATCCGACGGGCCAGCATCCGCATACACATCCTGCGAACCGAACAACACCCGGCGAATCTCCTGACCAATCAGCCCCATGTTCCCTTGAACTTTCTCAAATAGTCATTCTCCAACACCATGTTCCGACGCCCATGATGCTCCACAAATCCCACATTCCGAGAATCACGAAACTCAGGAAACACCACCGGCACCACACCAGCCGCAGCCGCATAGCCCCGAGTCCACTCCACCTCAGCCCGAATCGAATCCCGTTGCGTCACCGGCGAATACAACTCCACCCGCCCCAAATGCTCCCTCGTATAAATCCCCATAAACATCCCAAAAATGCCGGGGTCATCAGTCACCGACACCGAACCCTCATGCTCAAACATTCGGTCAAAGAACGCCTGGTCTTTCACCACCACCGAATCATGCAGAAACAGAAACCGATCCAGTTGAGTGTTCTCATACAGCCACTTGATTTTCCCCAACTCCCACGTCCCACCCTGACGCAACACCAACACCTCACGCTCAATGCTCGCCAAACATTCAGCCAACCAAGCTTCACGCCCAGGAGTCGTGGCCACCACCACCGTCTCTTTCAATCCCACCCCAACTCCAATCGTCGATTCAAGTCCCAATCCAACGGAACATCCTGCACCATACGCTCCTCAAACAACCGACGATTCGCATCAAACGTCGCCTGATTCTTCTGCTGAAACTGGGCACTCGACTGCAACGTGCTGGAGTTCCGATGATAAATCGCAGCCGACGAACGCACAATCTCTACACCCTTACGTTGCGCCCGAATCTCATAGTCATTGTCCTCAAAGTACGCCGGATGAAACCCCTCATGAAACAAACCAACCTTCTGCACCACACCAGCACCCAACCAGAAACACGACCACGGCGGCTTCCCACCCAACACCAAATTGTTCGTCGACGCCAACCGAAACATGTCCTCGACACCGTTCGCACCGAACGCCACATCATGATTCACAATCAACCAACCCGACGCCTTGCACGTCGCCTTGATTCCCAGATTCCACGACGCAGCAACACCCAAATTCGTTGGCATCCGATAGTGAAATATGCGTTGCGCCTTATCAGTGAACGGCACCCACTTGGGATGATTGCCGTTGTCAATCACCACCAGGTCACGAATACGGCCATCAAACGAAGTCAACATCGAATCCACTCGATGATGCTCCGTAAGCACCGGGACGACTACGACTGGGACAAGCGGCACCACTCAGCAATCTCCTTCATCGCCGGCTTCCAATGCGACTCAAACACAGCATCCGCCTCATAACGCTTCGCAAAGTCCACAGCCTTCTTAGAACGGCCACGACCACGGGCATACGCCTGCTCCAACGCATCCAAAATGCTCGGCACCGAAGGCGTCAAAAACCACGACTTCTGAGCAGCATCCCAAAACGGCTGACCCTCCACAACCCAACCATCCCCAACCAACTCCGGCTGAGCCGTAAAGTTCGAGACGATAACGGGCGTACCACACGCCTGAGCCTCCACCACAGGGATACCGAAGCCCTCCCCCATGCTGGCCGCCAGAAGCACGTCAGCGCCACTGTAGAGGGCTGCCATAGCGTTCTGGGGCAAACCTAGACGGTAGAGGTAGGCGTCGGCATATTTGATGCGATGCGGCTCAATACCGCACATCTCAGCCAACTCCTTCAAGTTGATACCACCAGCCGACCCCATCTCCTCAGAGTGCATATACAGCACCGCATCAGGATGTTTCTGGGCAAACATGCTGAAGGCCATGAAGTTCTCAGCGAACGCCTTGCGTGGCGGATAGACACCCTTGTTCGCTGCGGTCATCATGACCACAAACTGATCCTCAGCAAACCCCATGATTTCACGGCCAGTGATTGACTTGCCACCCTGGTCTTTGATGCTTGGCGTCGGCTTGAACACCGACTCGATACCGTGAGGAACATACAGGCTGCGAATCCCTAACTGCTCCAACATGCGAGCACCGAACTGGCTCATCGCAATAGGCATCACATTCGGACGTTGACAAAACGCAGCAACCTCCGGCGGACACGGCTGGTGATCCACCGGCACCCACGACGCAATGTTCGGAACCTTGTCCAGGTTCGGGGCCTTCAACACCCACACGTCAAACAACGTCATCAGCAACTTGGGCAGATTTGTTGCCTGAGTCCACTCCATCCAATGCGCAACGACCACATCGTCGCTATAAGCGCTCATTCCCCTCGGGTAGATTTTGATGCCGTTCCACGTCGACGTTGACCCTTCGAGCCCGTAGATTGCGTGGATTGCGATTTCGTGCCCGTCTTTGATGAGCCTTTGGACCGCTTGCTGGGTTTGTTGGCCGTAGCCCGTTCCCGCCCACGGGGCGTTCGAGTACCAGAGGGCTCGGACTGCGTCCGAGGATCTACGACTGACTCCTCTGGTAAGTGTGCTGCGCCCCGCTGCAAGAGCAGGATCGCCGTCGGGTCGGGTAAGTCCAATGGGACTCCCTTGATGATTATTCGCATTCACGCAGTCTCCTCTCGCAGGTAGCAGGTTGTTCTATCAAGTGTAGATGGGCCGGGATGACCCTGCGTGTTTCACCCCGACCCATCTAACTTTTGTAGCCCCAATCAAGGGACTTCTTCAACTTGGCTGAATCAGCTGTTGTTGATGAAGTACTTGATGTGGCTTGGTTGTGGCAGGTTACCGTCCACGCGCATTGACGCACGGAAGGTGACGAGGTCCGCATTGAATGCGTAGTCGTCGCTGCGATCCAAACGGAGACCGCCAGCCATACGGACGTAGTAGCTGGGGAGGTGTCCGAACAGGACTGACTTGGCTGCCGAAGCCTGCGAGGCCATTGCTGGGTTCTCGTAGACCGGGAAGTTGAGGACCTGGTCGTTGCCATCTGCCAGCGCTGGGCTGAAGATGTAGTAACCAGCAGTGTCCTTCAACTTACGGACAGCACCGAGGGATGCGGTGTTCATCATCCAGCCAACGCCGGGGAGACGACGTGCCGCACCGTCAAGGCTGTACGCCAAGTCGATGAGGTTGTCTGCGGTGAAGAGTCCACCTGCGACGGTTCCGAGCACGCCCGAACCTGCGGCAGCAACGACACCCTTCGGCTGGGTTGTACCAGTTCCGACGGTGAGTGCGTTGTTGACGGCGAAGCCGATTGCGTTTCCGGTTTGCGTGGCAAGGAAGCTCAAGATGTCAACACCCGAGTCTTCGATGAGTTCACGGCTCAACTGCACCAGGAACGAGTACTTGTAAGCACCCAAGGTGATGAAGCTGTTGAACGTCGGGTCGGACTCGCTGATGGCTGAGCCTTCGGCGGTGATTGCCGCCGTTGACCAACCAGCCTGCGATGGGATCTGGAGGTTCTCGCCACCGGCAGTGCGCAGCACTGTGGAGGTGTCAAGCATCGGACCGACAAGGCGAGCCTGCGCAATGACCTGGTCGTAGAACGACGTTGGTACTGGTGCGCCGGTGGATGCCTTGGTTACGTCACGCTGCTCGAAGGTGAACGAACGGGTCTCGCCACGAGCCATCGAACGGAGCACGTCTGCATCGGTTGACACAGCCTTGGCCGTTGGACGTACTTGGCCGGAGATTTCACGGGTTGCCGCTTCAATCTTGGCCTCACGCTCCGCATCAGCCTTGAGGGCTTCGATGCGGGCTGCACGCTCGCTGAGTTCGTCGTTCATCTTCTTGTACGACGCTTCTTCTTCGGAGGTCAGGTCACGCTTCTCGGCAGCAGCCGTGTCGAGAAGAGCTTTCGCTGCTTCCCAAGTGCGCTGACGCTGTTCGACCTGACGGTCAATGTATTCCTTCATTTGAGTGAATGTCCTTTCTTGGACGGTTTTGGGGTACGCAAGGATTTGGTATCGCACCCAGCGAGGCTCCTCAACTGGCAGTAGTAGCGGCTCCGCACACCAACTGTGCGAAGAATCCTAGGCGATGCTCTTCAGCAAATCAAGTTGCTTCTGCAACACACCGATTCGAGATGGTGCAGCTTCGGGTTGTTTGCGCAACTTGGCAACAACATCACTCAACAAACCTGCCTGATCGTCATCCAACTCCGAGCCAGATTCAAGCATCGTGATTGCAACAGCCAGTTTGTCTGCGTCAACTTGTGCACGCTGAGCCAAAGTGTCAAGGCTGCGCACACTTGCTGAGGTGGCTGCGTATGCCGGGAAACCAGTCACCACAGAAACCTCATACAGTTTCACTTCCTTCAGTTCACGCACATTGCCGTCGTCCGACCATTTGTCGCCACGAGCAGGCACAGAGAAACCGAACGACATTGAGTCCACATCGCCACGCTTGATGAGCGTTGACAAGTCACGCCCAACTGTGGTGTCTGGCAAATCGGCATCAACTTTCAGACCACGCTCATCTTCTTCAAGACGCAACGTCTTGGCACGAGTTGTCGCCAACAGCATTGACGAGTCGTGGTTGAGGTACATGCGCACATTGTTTCGTGAACGCAACGACTTCCTGAATGCACCAGGCAAAATGCGTTCCGTGAACGGCAACGGTTCTGAGTCAGAATTGAAGACGGCGGCATATCCACTGAATGCCATGCCGTCACCGGCTGGACCTTCACGCAACTCAAACTGGTTGACAGTAAGGCGGCGGGTCTCAATCTTCTCAGTCATGGCAACCAATGCTAGTAGGGGACTGATGCTACTTGTCCAAGAGTAGGCGAGACAAACGAGTCAAGGTCTTGAAGTAGCCGAGGCGGCCTTCTTCTTCTCGGACACGTTCTGCTTGACGCTCGAACCATTGCATCGCAGGACTCGGATCTAGCGGGTTGATTCCCCACAGGTAGAACGCCACCGCACCAGCACCGGGGAACATGTCGTTGTTGGCATCAGAGTTTTGTGGGGCTTCCAAGTCGACGAGATGTCGAGCACCCCAGGCGTTTGCCCTGATGACTTTGTCTTCGGTGATTCTGCCTGCGGCCATGTCACGAGCTTCACGGATGGTGCGAGCCACAAGCCCGTCACCGCCGAGGCCTTGACCGTAGTAGTCCAA